TAGCCCCCGGGCTAAGAAGTCGGACTACGACGATGTGGATGTGATCCCGGTCTCGGACCCCAATGCGGCTACGATGTCGCAGAATGTCGTGCAGTATCAGGCCGTACTCCAGTTGTCTCAGACCGCGCCCCAGCTCTATGACCTGCCGTACCTGCACCGCCAGATGATCGAGACTCTGGGTGTCAAGAACGCTAACAAGATCATCCCGATCGAAGATGATATGAAGCCGGTTGACCCAGTGACTGAGAACATGAACGTGATGAACGGTAAGCCTGTCAAGGCGTTCCTGCCTCAGGACCATCAGGCACACATCGCTGTGCACATGTCGATGATACAAGACCCGAAGATCATGCAGATTGTTGGGCAGAACCCGCAGGCCCAGACGATCATGGGTGCTATGCAGGCTCACGTCATGGAGCATGTGGCGTTCCAGTACCGCAAGGATATCGAGCAGCAGTTGGGTGCCGCGTTGCCGCCTCCGGAGACGGACGACGAGCCTACCGTGCTTCCCCCGCAGGTCGAGGTCCAGATCTCGCAGCTCTCTGCGCAGGCAGCAGCTAAACTGTTCCAGAAGGATATGCAGGAAGCGCAGGCCCAGCAGATTGCTCAGCAGCAACAGGATCCGGTCCTGCAGATGCAGCAGCAGGAACTGCAGCTTAAGGCACAGGAACTTCAGATCAAACAGCAGCAGATCCAGCTTGAATCCCAGAATAAGCAGGCAGAACTGCAGCTTGAATCACAGATTCGTCAGGCTGAACTCCAGCGCAAGCAGGAGGAGATGCAGATCATGGCAGCAACCAAGGCCGGGGAACTCCGTATCCGCGAGCAGGAAGCTACTAGCCGTGCACAGCTTGACGCAGCAAGACTCGGGGTGGATGCCCGCAAGCACAAGGAAACCCTCACTGCGAAGCAGCGCATGGAAGGGACTCGTACGGGTATTGACCTCGCAAAATCGCAGGAAGCCGCACGGGAACGTCGGCTGAGCGCGCAAGACAGATTCGCCCAGAAGGGTGCAGCCAAGGAGTGATAAATGCCTTACTCGAACGCTCTTGAATACCTTGAGACTCGTATCAAGGAGGAGCGCATTTTGATCGTGGAAAACCTGATTCAGGGCAAGCTTGATGAAGGTGAGTACAAAAGACTATGCGGGGCGTTACAGGGTCTTGACCTCGCAAGCAATTACATTAAAGACCTTGCAAAAAGGATGGAACAGGAATGAGTAATATCAACGTCGAAAAGACGCAGGAAGAGGCAGCTAAGGCAAAGGTTCTACCTGACCCGAAGGGCTATCGAATCCTGTGCGCCGTGCCGCACGTAGAGGACGAATACGAAGGCGGGATCATCAAAGCTGAGGACACCAAGAAGGTTGAAGAGCAGACCACGGTCGTGCTGTTTGTCCTGAAGATGGGTGACCTTTGCTACAAGGATGAGGCTCGGTTCCCTAATGGTCCGTGGTGCAAGGAAGGAGACTTCATCCTGACTCGCCCATACTCCGGCACTCGCGTGGTTATCCACGGTCGTGAGTTCCGCATCATCAACGACGACACGGTGGAAGCGGTGGTCGAAGACCCACGCGGAATCCGGCGCGCATAAGGAAGTAAATCATGACAGGACAGGAAGAATTTAAGTTTCCTGACGAAGTTGAAAAGGAAGCCCCTGCCGAAGCTGTGCAGGGTGATAACGACGATTTCAAGGTAGAGATCGTGGACGATACTCCGCCAGAGGACCGTGGCCGGGTACCGCTGCCCAAGTCGGTTGTGGAAGAACTGGAAAAGGACGACCTCGACGAGTATTCCGAGAAGGTCAAGAAGCGCCTTGGTCAGATGAAGAAAGTCTGGCACGACGAGAGGCGTGAAAAGGAAAAGGCGGCGCGCGAACGCGAGGAAGCTGCCAACTTTGCTGCTCGAGTTCTACATGAAAATAAGCAGCTAAAACAACGACTTGGAGTCGGAGAGAAGGCTTATATTCAAGAGATTACGAAGTCGGCTAACGTCGACTTGGCCGTCTCTAAAGAAAAGCTGAAGATGGCTTATGAGGCCGGGGACGCTGAGAGTATTGCCGAGGCTCAGGAAAGGCTGACCGACGCGAAGCTCCGTCTTCAGGAGTACTCAAGATTCAAGCCTACTTTACAAGACGAAGGAAATGGTGTACAAGCACCACAACAGGTACAAGCACCGCAAAGTTCTGCTCCTGTCGCGGACCCAAAAGCCGAGGCATGGAAACAGAATAACCAATGGTTCGGTGTCGACGAGGAGATGACCGCCCTCGCCCTTGGCCTGCACGCAAAGCTAGAAAGGTCCGGTGTGGATTTGCGTAGTGATGAATACTATAAGCAGATCGACTCGACGATGAGGAGACGATTCCCCGACTACTTTGGCGAGGAAGAGTCAACTCAAACGAAGGAGGCTGAGAAGCCTGCTCGCACAAAACAGAATACTGTTGTAGCCCCGGTAACGCGGTCAACCGCGCCTCGTCAGGTTCGCCTGACACCGTCTCAAGTTGCGCTGGCTAAAAAGCTTGGCCTTAGCAATGAACAGTACGCACGTGAAGTTATGAAACTGGAGAGCAACAATGGTTAACAACAATCGTCTTGATCGTGAAGTCGAAAGTAGAGAGTCGACGCAACGTAAACAAGATTGGACGCCACCCCAGACGCTTCCTTCCCCGAAGCCACAGCCGGGTTGGGTCTTCCGATATATCCGGACCAGTATCATGGGCACTGCTGACCCATCGAATACCTCCGCGAAACTCCGTGAAGGTTGGGAGCCTGTGAAGGCTGAAGACCATCCAGAGTTGATGCATATGGCCGATCCGAACTCCCGCTTTAAGGGAAACATCGAGATCGGGGGGCTACTGCTCTGCAAGGCTCCTGAAGAACTGATGAAGCAGCGTGAGAACTATTACGCCCAGCAGACTCAGGCTCAGGTGAACTCTGTGGACAATAGCTTTATGAGGCTGAGCGACGAGCGGATGCCGCTGTTCAATGAACGGCGTTCCACGACCTCGTTTGGCAAGGGTAAATAATTTTCTTTTTAGGAGTATCAAATGGCTTATCCCACTGTTGATGCCCCTTATGGCTTTAAGCCGATCAATCTGATCGGTGGACTGCCGTTTGCGGGTTCTACTCGACAGATTCCGATTGGGAACAACTACGGCACTGCCATCTATAATGGCGACGTTGTTCAGTTGAACTCATCGGGAAATGTCATCATCACGACGCTGCAGGCTGACGCCTCGCCGCTGGCTGGTGTTATTGGCGTGTTCCTCGGTTGCACGTACACGAATCCGACCACGAAGCAGAAGCTGTTCTCGCAGTACTACCCCGGTAGCGTTGCGGCGGACGACATCTCGGCTTTCGTTTGCGACGACCCGAACGCTCTGTTCAAGGTCGTGAACGTGACGAGCAACGTTGCTGACAGCACGTCGGGCGGTCTTCTGCCCGCTTACCTGTCGCGTGCTAACTCGTTTGGCACGAATGCCCAGCTTGTCCTGAACACGGGTTCTTCGACGACTGGCGATAGCCGCATGGGCGTCTTCATCAACAACGTGACGACTTCGCTGCCGTTCCGTGTGGTTGATGTTGTCACCGATACGGCCAACAGCAGCGGTAACATCGTTGAATTTATTGTTAAGTTCAATGCTGGTTACCACGCGTATAACAACGCGTCCGGCACTTAATAGGGAGTTCTAAGAAATGGCTATTTCACGTGCACAACTTCTCAAAGAGCTGCTGCCCGGTCTGAACGCCCTGTTCGGTCTGGAGTACAAGCAGTATGGTGAGGAACACAAGGAGATCTACGAGACTGAGACCTCCGAGCGTTCTTTCGAAGAGGAAACGAAGCTGAGCGGGTTCTCCGCTGCCCCGGTGAAGCCGGAGGGTCAGGCCATTGCGTACGATAATGCGCAGGAAGCTTGGACGGCTCGTTACAACCACGAGACGATTGCTCTCGGCTTCTCCATCACGGAAGAGGCAGTTGAGGACAATCTGTACGACTCACTGAGCAAGCGCTACACGAAGGCTCTGGCTCGCGCGATGGCGTACACGAAGCAGGTTAAGGCTGCTACGGTGCTGAACAACGCTTTCTCGTCGTCCTACGTGGGCGGCGACGGCGTGTCGCTCTGTAATGCCAACCACCCGCTGGTCTCTGGTGGTACCAACAGCAACCGTCTGACTGCATCGGACCTGAACGAAACGTCGCTCGAAGCGGCTGTTATTCAGATCTCGCTGTGGACTGACGAACGTGGCCTGCTCATTGCAGCCAAGCCGCGTAAGCTGGTCGTCCCCCCGGCGCTGATGTTCGTCTCCAAGCGTCTGCTCGACACCGAACTGCGTGTCAGCACCGCCGACAACGACATCAACGCCATCAAGGCGATGGGTGCGATTCCGGAAGGCTACACGGTCAACCACTTCTTGACTGATCCGAACGGCTGGTTCCTCACGACCGACGTTCCGAACGGCATGAAGCACTTTGTCCGTACGCCGCTGCAGAACTCAATGGATGGAGATTTCGATACGGGCAACGTGCGGTATAAGAGCCGCGAGCGTTACTCGTTCGGCTGGTCAGATCCGTTGGGCATCTTCGGCTCGCCCGGTTCGACCTGATAAATCAAGCACTTCGGTGTTTGGGAGGGGGCCTTCGGGCCCCCTTCTTTTTGCGCGTTGCATTTGTATTTGATTCAAGTACCATAACATGTGTCGTAACTCACAGTGTACACACATGGATATACAAAGTTTACCGAAGTCCCGCGCCGAAGCTAAAGCTACTGGGAGCAAGTACTATTTCACAGGAACCCCATGCAAACATGGTCATATAGCTCCCCGAAGGACAATAGGATCATGTACGGACTGCGCGAGAATACTCAACAAGAAAGGCAACGAGAGGCGGGTTGAGTATTACCGCAATTACAGTAAATCCGAAGCCGCCAAAGCCGCAAAAAGGCGGTACTACGAACGAAACAGAGACGCGGTTATAGCTCGTGCCGCTGCCCGTCCGAGAGAGGAAAAACGCCGGGCGCATAGGGGATGGAAGGCCCGTAACCTTTTGTGGGTTCGAGCAGATACGAAAAGCCGAAAGCGCAGAAACCGCCAAGCCTCCCCACCTTGGATAACCCGCCAACAAAAATCCG